CTTTATTTTTTAGTTCACTAGATTTAACCGACAGCACAGATCCGACATTAATAACAACATCGTAATAAACAAAACCATATGCATTTACACTAGGAATTGTAAGCTAATTTTTATATGGGTCATATGAATCCATCGTATCGATGGGTTTTGCTGGATATTTAGAATCTAGACTAGAACCGCCTACAGTTAATATAGGACCAACTGTAATAACAACATCACGATAAATTGTATCTCCCAACACTACTGCCGGAATTGTCAGTTGATTATTTAAATGATTATATGTGTCTGTGGCGTATGCTGTCGGTGATAAAAAAACCAGTAGTGCTAAAAATAATTTGTTTATATATTTCATATTAACCTCCATTCTTTTTTAGAATAGGTGCAAAAGGATCTGTTGGCACAGGTGCAACAGGTTGTTCCGGTAATGATTTTCCTAACACTTCTTGGAAAGGATTTGTTTGCGGAGTACTCGAAGAGCCTCCACAGGCTGTTAGCGATAATGCTAAAATTAAAAGTAGATATTTCATTTGTATGCCTTTAACAGAATTACATCAGTACTTATACGTCCGTTAAGTTTGATCTCTGTGCTTTTAATTCCTTTAAACCATTTCTTAGCGGCCGGCTTACCATTTGCTGTAAATTCTTTAATTTGATCTTTTGGCTTACGTAGCGTCTTTTGCACACTTGCCGCGGCATCAAATCCCATAATAGAACTGTTCTTAACTGTCAATACACCTGCATATTGGTCTGCAATGTAGATGCCTAACTTGCGTGTCTTAGTATTGTAAACCCAAAGCTCTTGTGCTGTAAGAATTGTAGTCGGGTCCGCACTTTTAAGAGCAAGCTCTTTAAACTCTTTTGCGTACTTTAATTTAGCAACAACCTTTTCTGGCAGTACTGCTTTTTTCTTACGTGGAGCCTTGCTGGCTTTCTTAACTACATTGTAGCTGTTAGCATCTGACAATGCCTGTGTCCACCACTTAATCATAGCAGTAATTTGTCGCTTGCCCAAATGCTTGTATGCTTCTAATAGTTGACTGTCTTTAGTAGAGTTAACTTCTTCAAACTCTGCAATCTTTTTGTTAATGAACTCCTGTACAGTTTTAACCTGTACTGCTGGCACGTTCATTTGTGTCATCAACTCCACCAGCTTGGGCTCACCTTTGAACTCTAGTGTAAAGTCATCAAAGCGACCTTCAAGTTCTCCCAAGAACTCTGCTGTCTTTTCTGCCATGCGTTCTTGTATGTTAAACTTTGGCTTGTCATCTACAATAACTTCTAACACCTGATTGGAAGTGTCAATGCCTTTGTCTGCTTGTTTAAGTTGTTTAACCAAAGTACGTAGTGTGCCAAAACGTAGTGCTAGTCCAACTCGACCTGCTCTTAGCGCAAAGCCTACTGTGGGACCGGGCCAAATGTCGCCACGCTTAACTGCGTCTGCTATTTTTTGGCGACGGGGGTTACGGGCAAGAAATTGATTAAGCCATTCTGCACTTTTCTTTTTGTCTTGTGTGTGAGCATACCAATTAAGTGAGCGCATGACCTGTGTGCGATACTCGCTGTCTGTCCAGGCTTGCTGTTCTTCCAAACTAGGATATACGGGTTCATCGCCAACATACTTAACATCAACTTCTCTGTAGACAACTGTTTTAGCAGGAGGCTCAAAGCGCCATGCCAATTTGTCAGAACTTACTTGCGGTTTTCTTGTAGCCATACTTGCTCCTAGTAAAAATGTAATTATACACTAACTTCTATTTTGTGTCAATTGCGCGGCGCAAAAGGATTTCTTGTTTTGAGAACGCATCCAATTCCCAAGGCTGGTCCAAATACTTTGTTTTTTTGGAATAGCGTTTACCTTTCCAAATCCTAGCTTCATTTGGGAGGAATTTCATTTGCCCTTTAGCCAATTGTTTAACATGCACCATTTCGTGTGCTAATGTAGTAGACATTTCCATTAATGTTATGGGTGTAAGGCGTTTTGGTGCTTTAATCAATACCATCATACAATCGGCTAGCTCAATATTCATTGTAGCACCTTGGAAATCATCTTCCAAATCTTTAGTAACCTTTACTAGGACTGCTCGTTTGCTATTAACTAGTCCTAACTGTTTGATAAACGATGGCATCAAACTATGCAAAAACTTTTTTACTTTTGGACTGTCTGCGTCCACATCGTATTCCATCATAACCTCTCCAATTTGTGTGTATAACGTATTATACTACAGGAATCAATTTGTGTCAATTAAAAACCCGCCGAAGCGGGTTTGTGCTAATCAATTACTATTAATTAGAAACTATGTGCTAAACCAAGACCAACTTGTTTAACATCATTTGCTGTACCGCCTGCATCAACGTTACGATATGCTACTGTCATATTAGTACGCTTGCTGAAAGCATAAGCAACGCCTAAGTTATATGCTTTAACATCGCCTGCTGCCAAACCAGTTTTGATACCATAGCTACCTTTAACACTGACTGTATTATTCAAAGGTGCAGTTACACCATATAATTGACCTTTAGTCTCAACTGCGCCAGCTTTGTCTTTACTTTGAATAGTAGATAGTGTTAAGCCGGCAACTTGTGCGCCGACTGTTACCACGTTAGTGTGATCGGCACCGCTGGCAAAACGTGCAACTGCTGTAGTTACAGGACCAAGTTTACCACTTAGACTCCAAGAAGTTGCTTCTGCTGTGGCAGGGTTTGTGTACATACTACGATCATATGAAACATTAACTGGGCCTGCTGTGGTTCCTAAGAACATACCATCACCAATGCGCTTAGAGCGATCATTGTTGATATCTGAATTAATAGTCGCGTAGTTACCACCACCGAATGGATCAGCATTTTTCATAGTGATGTATTCGCTATGCTCTTTACGACCTAAATCAACACTACCATGACGGCTAGCAAGACCAACAGTACTTTGACGATCACCGAGTTGTGTCGAAGCGCCTGTTTTCGGATCATCGGCTGCTATTGAAGTTTCAACTACTACTCTAGCTGTTAAACCAGTGCCTAGTTTTTCTTCAGCTCGAATACCAATTCGGCTAGAATCATTTACTAAAGACTTGACTGTAGTAGTACCAGTCTTTGTACTGTCAACGAATTCGCTGAGACGACCGTAAACTGATACTTGAGCAGATGCCGCTGTTGCTGCCAATGCTAACATAGTTGCTAAGATTGTATTTTTCATAATAAAATTTCCTTTTTGTTTAGCAGATTAAAATAATTTGCTAGCTTTATATATAAGGTGTATTCAGATTATACAGGCAAAGAGGCAGAAAATCAAAGATTTTGACAAGTTTCGGGTAGATGGCCAATTAAAAGTTATAGGTAAATAGTATTACTATGCCAAGACTAAGCCTGTGGAAACCTGAAAAAACAAACGACTATCATTTTATGGATAGACTTATCCGTGAACAATTTATGGTAGGCGGAACTGGCGTGTTGATCCACAAATACCTACAACCTGCTGATCAGGGTGCCAGCACTGATCCAACTAAGCCTAACTATAAGGCAGATGATATATTAAACGAAACTAAGATTCAAGACTTATTGTTTTTAGAAAATCGTGATAGAATATATGATCCTGATATCTATGAACTTCGAGGAGTTTACAACGTAGGTGATCAAGACTTCGACTTAACACAATTCGGTTTATTCTTAAGTGCCGATACCATTTACATTAGCTTTCATACTAATGACATTGTTGACCGGATGGGCAGGAAACTAATGGCTGGAGATGTTATTGAATTGCCGCATATTCGTGATGATTTATTATTAGACGAAAGCAAACCTGCCATTAATAAGTTTTATGTTATACAAGATGCTAGTCGTGCCGCAGAAGGTTTTAGTCAAACTTGGTATCCTCACATTTGGCGTATCAAAGCAAGCCCGATGACAGATGCTCAAGAGTATAGAGATATTTTATCACAGCCTGCTGATAACGGAGTCGACACGCTAAAAGATGCGTTAAGCACTTATCAGAAAGAACTACAGATTTCTAAAGCAATTATCGCTCGGGGCGAGCAACTTGCTCCTAACATCTTAGACAATCAAAATAATTTATTACAAGATACTACAAAAACTTATCAGGCAGATGCTGATCCTATATATGATCATGGAGAGGCATTAAATTCCGGTTTAAGTTTCCCATTAAATCCGCATCAAGGAGATTTCTTTTTGCGCACCGATTACAAACCAGCGGCATTATTTGCATATCGTGGTACACGTTGGCAAAGAATTACAACACAGAATGGTCCTGTGAACTTACAAGATGCTGTATTAAACGGAGCCGGCTTTATTAACAACGATGCTGTTACTGTTGTAGGTAATCAAGAAATTCCAGAACGTCAAGCGTTAAGCCAAATCGTTAAACCTAAGACTGACTTTTAATTATGCAATATTTTTACGACGAACAGATAAGAAAATACTTAACGCAATTTATGCGTATATTAGGAGGCTTTAGTGTAAAAACTGGCAAAGATCGCAACGGTGCAGAATCATTTATTCAAGTTCCTGTGCGCTATGGTGATATTAATCGTATGGCAGCTCACATATTAAAAAATCAAAGTGAGAACATGATCAACACCGTTCCATTTATCAGTTGCTATGTAACAGATATGACTATTAGCTCTGATCGCAGAATGAATCCAACTCACGTTGATAAAGTTAAAGTCTATGAAAAGAAATTTGATCCTGCTACCAGTACATACGTAGATGGCGAAGTCGGTAATACATATACAATCGAACGCTATATGCCTGTACCTTATGACTTAACTGTGCAAGTAGACATTTGGACAAGTAACACAGATCAAAAGCTACAACTACTAGAACAACTACTAGTTTTATTCAATCCAAGTATTAACCTAAAGGTAAACGATAATCCGTTTGATTGGTCAAACTTAACTTACACAGAACTAGTAAACGTTGTATGGAGTGTTCGTCAAGTTCCTCAAGGCACTGATGATATTATTGATGTTGCGGCTATGAACTTTACTATACCTATTTTAATTAATCCTCCGGCAAAACTTAAACGTCAAACTCTTATACATACTATCTTAACAGAAATACGTAGACAAAAAACAGGCGAGCAATTAGACTGGGTTCCAGGTGATCCTATTCCTAATAAAGAATGGGTTATTGTAACTTTTGAAAATTTAAAATTACAAATCAAAATTGAAAACGATCGAGCTATATTACTTAATAGTGCCGGAGGTACTACTGATGCCAATGGAAGTATATTGACATGGGAAGATGCATTAAAACCATATGGCGAATTAAGGCTAGGCATTAGTAACCTAAGGCTTCGTCGAGGCAGTGATCCTAGTGATTTCAGTCAAGACATTATTGCTGTTATAGATGAAATAGATATTGCTAATCCTAATATTGCTTATGTTACCATCGATTCTGTGACCTTGCCTAACACTACTGTTCCTGCTGTAAACGCTATTATTAATCCGTCAAGAAGCGGGCCTGGACAAAACTTATCGGCGGCGACAACAGGTCAGCGTTATTTGGTCTTGGAAGATGTGCCTAATACTACTGCTTGGGGAATAACTAATGCGTTAGCTAATGATATAATACAATACAACGGAAGTACATGGACTGTTAGTTTCAGTAGTATAAGTAATAACAATGCCGTGGTGTTAAATACAACAACAGGGTTGTACTATGAATGGCGTAACGGCCAATGGATTAGTGCTACAGAAGGCACATATCAAAACGGTTGGTGGAGATTATATTTGTGAAGCAGTTTAGAGGGGTAGGGGCAATTATTGTTAGTGAGCAAACGGGCAATGTTATGACCGTATTACGCTCGTCATATGAAAGTCATCCTAATACATGGACTTTTGCTGGCGGAAAGGTCGAACAAGATGAAAGTCCTGTTAATGCACTTGTTAGAGAATTAGATGAAGAATTACAACTTACAAAATTTAAAAAAATAATACCATTGCATAGATATCAAAGTAGAAGCAACGATTTTATATATGACACATATATTGTGTTAGTTAATAAAGAATTTATACCCGAATTAAATTGGGAAAATAGCGGGTATGCTTGGACTAGTATAGATTCATTACCTGGTCCTTTACATCCAAAAACTAGAAAAATGATTAGTTCTTCTAGACTACTGACTAAGTTTAAGAATTTTTATAACTGGGTTGACAAGAAAAATGGCAGAGATAATACAATTCCCAAAGAGAGCGCAACCTCTTAAAGTTATTAAGTCTGTTGACTTATATCACTGCTGGGATTGCAGACTAAACAATCCTTTACTTAACAGTATATTTAAATCTGAAGTAAGTTATGTAGAACGATGGTTTTTGCAAACTAGACATTTGCTTAATAATGAGGAAACAAATCATCCTCTTATAAAAACATTGTTAAGCAACAAAGACTCTACTCTTGATTTACTAATAGCCAACACTGAAAAAGATTTAACTATTCAGCGTTATTTTGCTGATGTAGCATACAAAGATGCCACGGATGTTAATATTGGCAAATTAAATCGATGGTTAGTTAAGTGGCAAGGCTTACAACAATATCGTCGGCGTTCTTAAATTCTTTAAGACCTAAGTGTCCTATTTCGAAACTCACTTTAACATCCAACCATACCGGTATGTTGTTATTTTTACAGTTTCTAAAAAATTCAATATCTTCGCCTGTGTATTGACCATTCTTAAATCCTAAAATAAACCAAGGCAAATCTAAGTTATCAAATACTTCAATTTTTATTAAACAAAAGCCAAGAGCCATAGCTTCCACTTGTATATGGCTATCTGTTTGTTCTTTTAAGTTAACATGACTTGTCCAGTCGTCTATACTATGCCAGGCTGTAGGTATTACTGGTTCTATTCGTTTGCTGTATGCGGCGCCTACAATAGGTTCATCGAAGTTAATCAATTCTATTACATGACTTGGTTTAAAAATGATATCACTATCAATAAACATGACATGCGTTGCTCCCCATTCTTGAGCCGCCATGATTAACTCATGTCGTTGATTAGCAATCAAAGTACCCGGGCTTAAAAACAGCCCGTGTTCTATACCTGCCTTGGATAATGCTTTACCTAAATTATATAAACTAAATGCACACCTGCTATGCATTTGTTCACGTGTAGGCATGCATATAGCGATTTTGGTAGCTGCCATTACTTAATCTTTTTCAAAACTAATGTTGTAGGCGTTGCTTCGCTGTCCGTAGGCAGTCCAGAATTGGCATATTCTTCTTCGTTTATTCCAATTTCTAGTTCGGCTTTCATAGTAGCTTCTTTAATCTTATTAGCCAATGTTACACAAATCTGTGTTGCTTTGATATATAAGTCTTCTGGAAGTTTAACCATCTTTGTCATAGTATCAACGCTGGCTTTACCGTATGTAAGTAATTCAATGGCCGCGACTTTACCAAGATATTCTGCCCAGTGTTCTCTTTCTAATATTTCCCAATTGGCAACTTTTACTTCTAACTCAGTTAAATCTTGAGTTAGTAAAAAGTTTTCTAATTTATTTTTTTCTTCTCTAAGACAGTTTGTTTCAAACTGTTTCGTTTCGGTTAGTAGATCACTGTCGATCTTTCTAATCCGATTTACAACTTCTATGATATATCTTACATTCGAAACTCCGGTTTGTGCGTGAAAGTTTTCACGTTCAAATTCACTTAGTAAATTGTAAGGACATAGATCGTATAATTTGGTTAATTGTTCATTCATAAAAAAATACCTTAATGTTATTGCATCAAGGTATTTATATTTTAGTTTCTTATTAAGATAATAATTAGTAAACGTATGGACTAGTTGCGCCACCGATTGTAGATGACATACTAATTGCTGTCCCTGCCGCTTTTCCTTTGTAAGGACCTAAGTTAGCACTTAATGTAATATTCTGTCCGGCTCCGGGTGCTACGTTGTTGTATGCTTTTCGAACTCGACCCAT